CAGATCGCCAGTCCAGATGTCATCAGCGGATGAAAACACCTGCATCAGCACGCTTGCGATCTGGACTAGATGCGGACTTGATCTGTCCTGCATCGCCATTGCCAAGTGATGGATCTCATCCACTTGGAAAAGCATATTCCACTGCTCCGACAATGCGGACAGAATCCCGGCATGACTTCCAATCCGTTCTGGCCCGATCATCCGATCACCACCGCACAATCTCAGGATCTTGCGGTTGAGCTTCCGCCCATGATCCTTCCCAGCTCCGGAAAGGGCCAAGCTGATAATCATCAAATTGGTTCTCGCTCCGCGATCCGATACCTTTCCGCCGGTCAGCGTCGAAAGCAGTGACAACGCCGCGCCCATCGCGACTTCTGGCAATGGGTAGTGAGCAGTCGCAAGATTATGCCGAATGAGATCGCCGAGGAATCCCGGCAGCGATTGGCAGTCAATTGGGAAAGGCTCCAATGTCGTCTTCGCCGCTTCCCGCGTGTTCAGGATCAAACTCAGATCGACGTGAGAATGTGACTGCTGAATCAAAGCCATTGGCGGCTTGTCTTCGCGCGGAGTTCCGTTCTTGCGTCCATTGACAGATGCCTCTCTCAGTTCGCTGTCTCGAAGTGGTGGATTGTTTTTCTGATTCCAATCGCAGAGCAACTGGTAAACCTCATCGTCGGTAAGACGGGCGTGAAACTCGTCTTTCAGGGAATGCAAATGGCCGGACAAAGAGAACGCCGCATTTCTTAGGTTCCCTTTAGCTTCGCCTGGTACGTTCTCGACATACTTTGCAGCTCGTTGCATCAGAGATTCCGCCTCAACGCGTGGTGGGGCGGGCTCGTGCTTTACGGTTCCTTTCTTCTCTTTCTCGCCGCTCAGGTACGTTTTGCACAACCAGTCGATTACCTGCTGGCCATCGCCAATTTCATCGTTGCCGTTGTAAACATCGCCGGTGATGGTCCAGAATCGATCGTGGTCATAGCATTCAATTTGCTGCTTGTCGGCTTTGCCCGGATTGATCTTGTGAAGACAGCGGAACCCTTCAGGCTTGCGGGCTCTTGTGATGAACTTCACACCAGTTTTACTTGGCGAAATCTCTGCATAGGCAACTCCGTCGAGCCTCGCAATAATTGGCAAGGCCCAGTCGCGGAAATCGCCATCTTCCGTCAGGCAGTTGTCAAGATCGATGCCGGTATAGGGCTCGGCAATGACGGTGGCAATGCCCTGATATAGAAACGCTGTCTCAACTGCTGAATCGAAATCAGTCCATGTTGATGGATCATTGCTCTTTGCGGCATCGCCACCGGACTGTAATGGAATCTTTGTTCCCTTGGCGTTGAAGTTCCACAGCATCCATCGCTTCAGGTCTTTCAGTTCCTGTGGAACGCGGTCATAGTCCATTACTTCACCGCCTTTATGAATTCATCAATTGCGTGTTTACTTCCTTCAAGAAGGCTGCAAATCAGCACGCAATGAATTGGATTCAACGAAGGAAAGTCAAAGCAATGATCGACTGCATCAACACGAAGTCGAAGACAGTAGTTTCCAAAGAACTCAATAACATGGCCCACCATCGGTGGAGCTTTGAAATCAACATCGATCTCTACTACTGGTTTGCCTGGCAATGAAATCCGTGCAACGTATTCCATGTTCAAAACTCCTGATCAGAAGGGACAGTCGTCCTCAATCCCTGAATAAACTTTTGTCTCTTCCTGCTGCGCCAACTCCGTCGGCTTCTCGCTCTCGAAGAAACACTCCGTGATGCGATGCCAGCGGCCATCTTTCTTCGTTGTGATTCTCACCGGCCGCCGACAGACACCCATGTTGATGAGCGCGACAGCATCTGGAGCGTTGTCCGGGGGATCACAAATCGATCGAGCATCCCACCACGCCAGAAACTTCGAACGGGCAAAACCTGTGTGCCCAGGGCAGACCCATTCCGGGATGACATGCTGAGCGAGGTTTCCCACTTCGCCGGTCTTGCTCACCACGTAATCGACCCTGACAGTTTGTGGGGCTGCTTCGTCGTCCTTCTTCGTGTGGACTTTCACGATGACGTCTTTAACGTCCCATTCCTCCGGAGGCATCGCACCTGTGAGTTGCGAAGACTCATCCGCTGTTGTGTCGTGCTTCAGTTCCCTTTCCCGAGGAAACAGGAAGTTGCACTCAGGGCAGACCGTTGACGCGGAAGCCACGTCCAATTCGCAGGACGGGCATTTCTTCCCGCGTCCGTTCTGAGCGGCGACGCCAGCGCGGCCTTTGCCTTCCGATCGTCCGAAGTTCTCGTCGTCAATCGAACCGTGGCGGGCGATGTTGCCGCCAAAGTCCAACAGGAGGCAGTTTGTTTTCGACTCGTGCAACCTGAGTCCGCGGCCAACCATCTGGCAGAACAGGCCCGGGGACATTGTTGCCCGCAAGATCGCAATCGCATCGACGCATCGGGCATTAAAACCTGTTGTGAGAACATCGACGTTGACGAGGAAGCGAAGCTCCTGGGACTTGAAACGCTGCAGGATTGCCGACCGTTCAATGTCGAGAGTTTCACCAGTGACGACGGCGGCGTGTTCTCCTTCACCGTTCAGGAAATCTGCGATCTGTTCTGCGTGATGAACACCAGACGCAAAAATCAGTACAGAATGACGGCCCTGTGTCTTTTCCAGAATCTCTTTGCAAGCGGCCCACACTTTCTCATCAACATCGAAAGCCGCCTGCATTTCCGATTCAACGAACTCCCCGCCGCGAAGAGAGACCTTGTCGGTGTTGACTTCAGCGTCTGCGACTTTGTTTGTGATCGGACAAAGAAAGCCCTCAGCAATCAGTTGAGCCGTCTTCGCTTCGAAAACAACCCGCTGAAAGATTCGCTCAGGCCCGCAGATTGGACCGGCACCGGTGCGAAAAGGGGTCGCCGTCAATCCGACAATGCGGAGTCCTTCATTGGCCTTCATGGCGCTGAGGAACTGACCGTACATTGATTCCTCAAGATCGCTGATGAGGTGAGCCTCATCCACAATCACAAGGTGTCGTCTGCCAAGGTCTTCCGCCTTGCGGAACACTGACTGGATGCCAGCGACAACAACAGCGTTGTTGATCTCTCGACTCTTCAACCCGGCTGAATAGATTCCGACGTCCACGCCCGGAATCAGCCCGCGGATTTCGTCGGCGTTCTGTTGCAGGAGTTCCTTGCGATGCGCGAGGACAACCACGCGCCCACCGAATTCCAAAGCCTGCTGAATGAGTAAAGCAATCAGGAGGCTCTTTCCTGCTCCGGTGGGAAGAACTGCGACACAGTTGCCGGACTTCTCATTGAGATACTTCCAGACGGCTTCGTTGGCTTGTGACTGATACCATCGAGGGGACAGCATTCAAAACTCCTTATGCGAATCCCACTCTGCTATCGAATCAGCGCCATCGCTGACGACTGGCGTCAGTTCCTTCGGAACAACAACCGTTACGCCAGCCTCAACCAGCAGCACGGCCTTGCAGATCTTTTTGAGCGGTAGCCGCAGAATCTCCGCTGGCATCGGCTCGCCGGTTTTCTTCAGCCATCTGGCTTTTAGTTCGCTGAACACGTTCAATTGCCTCCTGTAAGATTTGAAGAGACTGACGCAGCCAATTGCCGTCGCCAGTCTGTTTGTCGTAAGCGTCGATCATCGACATTGCACCAATGAGATGATGGTTGCACCGCAGTTGCGGATAGCGTGCATCGCATCACTCCCCCACTCAGGATTCCCTAGGCGAACCAGAGAATCTTGAGCGTCCGTGATCATGCACTCGGCGAAGCCTTCAGCCTTCTCAATCTCTGGCTTCAGGGCTTCAATCCTTGCGAGCTTAGCGGCTGCAATGGCAGCCTGTTCCTCATTCCATCTCCGCAGATTCTCGGCCTCTTCTTCGTCCTGAATTCGCTTGCGGCGGATGGACTCAAGTCGTGTAGCTTCCGCCTGCTGTTTGCGGAGTTCTTCGCGTTCTGCTTCCATCGCCTTGCGTTGTTCCGCCAAGGCGGCTTCGTCAGCCAATCTCTGCTTCTCCATTTCTCCGGCGCGGATGCGGAGTTCTTCGGCCTGTCGCTTCGCCTCTTCGGCCAGCTTTGCAGCGAGTTCTTCGCGTTCCTTGCGTTGCTTCGCTTCAAATTCTTCAGCGATGCGTTTCTCTTCAGCAATGATCGCGGCCTGCTCCGCAGCGGCTTTCTTTGCCTTAGAAAACCACCACATCCATTCTTCATCGGGCAACTCTACAGCGACCCAATCCAGAGGAATTCTTTCAGCCACCATGTCGTTAATGCGGCTTTGCTTCTTCGCGACTTTCTCAGCTTCCTTTGCAGCCTTCTCGGCTTTCTCGACAGCGTCGAAGGCGTCGCGTTCGGCCTTCAATTTTGCTTCGACTCCGTCGACTTTTTCAGTCAACTGTTTCGCAATGCTGTCGACCGTCCGCCCGTATTCCAAAGCATCAGCCTTGAGTTCTTTTCGCTTCTTCTCGATGTTCGCGTTCAGCTTCTTGACGAACTTGTGAGCCTCTTCAACCTGTCCGATTCCGGCCTCTGCCACGGTCAAAAGACCATAGGGCAAAACCTGTTCAATCATCGCATTAAATGTCGACAGCTCCTGAACGGCCCTGTCTGTCATCGTGAGTTCAGTTGTCTGCACCTGTTCCTCCTGTTCATAGATCCCGCTGTGGTCAATCGTTGTTCTGCCCATCTGCATTTCCTCCGTCGACGAAAAAGGCGCGGAGGTTGCCCCGCGCCTATGTTGTTGAGACTACCAGCCAGCAGGCTTGCCAGCGGTTGCTGTCTTTTCCGCAGGAGCAGAAGACGACTGAGGCAAACAGGCTTTGTAGCCCTTCACCTCATTTTGGTTGTTGCCGTTGTATTCCTTAACGGCCAGCTTGATCATCAGCGGCTTCATGTGCAGGGCTGAAGAGTCCGGAGGCTTCGGAATGTTCAGTGCCTCGCAAACCTTTTTGAACTGCTGCTGAGCGATCGTCGTTGCCTCTGGATTCTTGTTCCAAAGGTTGAACCGATCGATCACGGTTCGATTCTTAAACGGCCCGTCGACGATCTGCAGTTTGACCTGCAGCAGTTCGCTCGCCCCGTCCTTCGTTTTCTTGCGTTCGCTCTCGGTCATGACAGCGCGATACTCGCCCGCAGGCAAAGCCTCAAACTCGCTGTCCTTCACTTGCGATGCGTCATACCCACCTAAATCAGCCATCTCAATTACCTTTCAAAACTTCACTCGGGACAAAAAACTCTGCATACTTCTCGAACGAAAACTCAACCATTTCCTCCGGCATGTTCAAACGGTTCTTGGCACGGACTCCCGCCGTTGGCTGCGTCCTGACAAAACGCTCGCTGCCACCCGCCGCGATGTTTCGAGTGCGATTAAATCCGGTGTCTTCTTTGACTGCGTAAGTTCGGAACGATCCGAAGAAAACTTCCTGACACCAATCGCAAAGGAGATCACGAGCGAACTCACAGACGGACGGCTCCCACCGCTCATAGGACGGTGCATCTGGCGGAGTGATCTTCACGGCTTCACTGTGTGCCAGCAGAATGATCCCCATCCCGCGTTCAGTGTGCAGCCAATCCAGTTGGAACTTGATCTTGTCCCACATCGCCTCAATGAACTTGTTGCCCTTGCCATAGCTGAATTTGTCGTCTGCCATCGATTCAACGTTCTTTTCTTTGCAGATCTGCTTTTCAATGATCCGCTGCAAAGCGTCAATCGTATCAATGGCAATCCAGCGATACGGGAATTCGCCTTTTGCCGCCGTCGTGTCGCAATGCAACCAAAACTCCTGCCACTCATCCCACGTTCGAATCGGGGGCGTCTTATCCATGTCAACGTCTCGATCGTCTTCCAGATTCGCCAACAACGCCCCGCCGAACGCCTGCGAGGCAAACGTTGTCTTTCCGATAAAGTTCGTCCCATGAAACAGAACGCGACGTGGCCCGCCCTGTTTGCCTTTCAA